TTGTTTGTGCGATGGATGGCTTCGTGACTTGAACTGTAAGAACTGCCATAAGCGAGCCGTCTGCCGGGAATTATGCCCGGAGGCGGCGGCTTATGCAGATCAGGACTATGTTTCGGCGGAGGAGTTTGTTTTTATGGATTCAGAGGAAATTGACAAGTTGAATGTGACGACAACGGTATGGCGTGACGGCTGGACTACAAAAGACGACGTAATAGCCGATATTTTGCGCCTACTTCCGCCACAGCGAGAGATTGCCGACCGGTTAGGGGTAACACAGCAATACATTTCAAAAGTGCTATCAGAGCTTAAAAAACGCTGATTTTTTACAACCACTTTTTTTCTTTAACTCACCTAATTTATTAGCCTTTCAAATTTTTTTTGGTTGTATTCTCCCATATATAGAGGGAGATTATGACTTTTTTCAAAAAAATAGACCTGCGTGACGTGTTTTTATTCGTTGGGCTGGCGCTTGTGGGTGTCGGCCTATTTATGTTGGCGCCGTGGCTGGCTTTTACCGTCTGCGGCGTTTTGCTTATGGCTATCGGCCTGCTTATGGGGGCTAAATAAATGGGCATTGTGTCGAGAATTAAGGCGATGGCGCTTGGCCTGAATGATGAAAAGGCATGGAATCCGTCGCTGTGGCGCTTAATTGGCTCACAGAGCTTGACCGGTGAAGTGGTGAATGAGGACACGGCGCTGACTTATTCGGCTGTGTGGAACGCTGTGACGCTGATTTCCGGGACTATTGCTAGTTTGCCGCTGCATTTGATGGTTCAGAGAGGCGAAAAGAAGCGGATTGCAGACAATCATGCCACTTATTTAACCCTCCACGACGCGGCTAATCCTTACATGATTTCAAAGGTATTTCGGGAAACGCTGATGGCTCATGTCCTAACTTGGGGTAATGGATTCGCGGAAAAGGTGAAGAATCGAGCCGGTGAGGTAGTGCAATTATGGCCGATTGCGCCGGATAAAGTGACGCCAATGTGGGATGGCGGTCAAATCATATACCGGATTCGGGTTGACAATCAGGACAAATACTTCACGCGGGACAAAATTCTGCATATTGCCGGCCTGGGCTACGACGGGCTGATGGGTTATTCAGTTGTGTCAATGGCGCGTAAGTCTATTGCTCTAGGCATGGCGATGGAAACATTCGGATCAAATTACTTCGGTCACGGCACGCACCCAGGCGTGATAGTGTCGCACCCAGGGCAGTTAGGCAAGGATTCTTATGAAAACCTAAAGAAAAACCTGACAGAAGCCTATTCAGGGCTTGGGCAATCTCACCGGCTGATGTTGTTAGAGGACGGTTTGAAGCTGGAAAGTGTGACGATCCCGCCGGAAGATAGCCAGTTTTTACAGTCACGACAGTTTCAAGTGCCTGAAATAGCGCGGTGGTTCAATTTGCCGCCCCACAAGCTCAAGGATTTGAGCCGTTCGAGCTTCTGTTTGCCGGCGGAAGAAGAAGTATTCACACAAGGAGGGCCAAAGCGGATCGCCGATGTTATTGCAGGGGAAAAGGTGTGGAGCCTTGCTGATAAGTCAAGATGGGTTCTGTCCGATGTCGTCAAATCTGCCGTTACCGGGATTGACGAAATTTACACAATAAAAACAACAAATAGAACTGTTCGCTGCAATGCGAAGCATCCTATTTTGACACGCAGGCGCCGCGCTGATGGCGAATGGATTACGTCGTGGACGCCTGCCGGAGAGCTTAATGTTGGAGATACAATCGTGACTGTGCGTGGATTGCCTGAAAGCAAGAAAGCTATCCCGACACGCGCTGACGGATCGCCTATCACGGTTCCTTTTATGGAGTTCTGCGGGTTACTCATTGGTGATGGTAATGTCATGGGGAAGAAAGGCAAACCAGCTGTTATATCAATAAGTCGGGCGAAAGACGCACCGTATATGGACTACTACCGCGATGTTGCCAAAAGCCTTTTCACGGTTGGCGGATATGAATACCGCAGAGGGATCACGCATCCAGGCGCGAGGTTAAATGAGCAAGATGTTGAGGAAATCAGGAAAAATGGCAGGCTGGTTCTTACAAATTCAGAAATAGCTCGCAGATATGGTGCAAATATATGTGCAATACAAAACATTATCCACCGTGAGTATCACCCGGAGCATCCACAGGCTGGCTTGAACAAACAGCAAGTTGCTGAAATAAAAGAGCTTTTGAGGAGGCGGCTAACAACACAGCAGATAGCCGATGAATATGGCGTGTCGCGTGACACGATTGTAAAGATTTTGTCGGGCCGGCTATGGAGTGGGCGAAAGAAAACAAGTAAGGTAAGGCCGGTCAACTTGGTTGAGGATTGTCGATCGACTGCCTTTACGTCTGCAACAGGGGTTGAAGAGCTTATCTCTCTTGGTTTCGGTGGAACTTCCGCAACTAAATCTGTACCGGAGTGGGTATTTGAGACGCCAGAAGAATTGCGTCTAGCGTTCTTGCGAGGCTTTCTTGATTCCAATGGTTCAGTTTGCAGAAAAGGCCGGGCAGCTTTTTCGTCTTGTAACAAAAAACTTTTGTCGCAGATGAGGCATTTATGTTTAGGGTTAGGTATACCAGTCACAAATCTATACAACAGAAAAGGCATAGCAAATCTGCCGGATGGCAGGCGTGCTAAGTTCAGCCAGTTCTATTTCACTTGTTCTGATCCAGGCAGCAATAGACGCATAGGTTCGCACACGCCTATTTATAACGAACGATTCAATAGCGGCAATCCTTTCAGCAAGAAAGACAGGAACTATCCGAAGTTTGGCGGCGCCGGCTTTGATATTAGCGGTTGTTCGCTCGCTAGAGTCACTTCTATCGAAAAAGATTTAATATTGCAGCCAGTTTATGACCTGTGCGTCAAAGACACTCACTCTTTTGTGGCAAATGGTGTTGTTGTTCATAATTCGAACATCGAAAGCGAGCAACGATCCTTCTACACTGATACGCTGCTGCCGTGGTTGGTTACTTTAGAGCAAAACTTTAATTACCAGTTGCTTTCAGAGGCGGACAGGCAGCGCAAATACTATTTCAAGCACAATGCCGAGGGCATTTTAAGGGCCGATGCTGCCGGAAGGGGCGAGTTTTACAGCAAAATGTTTAATATTGGCGCTTATTCGATCAATGAAATCAGGGCGCTTGAAGATAAAGACCCGGTTGAAGGCGGCGATGTTCACCTTGTGCCGCTGCACATGACGACATTAGAAAACGCCGGCAAGGTAGCCGAGGACAGGGGGAACGGCCTTGACAGGTTTGATGAACCGGCTATTGCGGCGCCGAAGGAGGCAGAGGATGTCAAAAAAATGGTATCAAATTGAAAATAAAGGGGAAAAAGCAGAAGTCTGGATTTATGAGCAGATCGGCGAGGACTTCTGGAGCGGAGACGGTGTAACTGCAAAGAAGTTTCAAAAAGAGCTTGCTGCGGTGAAGGCGTCGCAGATTGACTTGCATATAAACTCGCCAGGCGGATCGGTTTTCGACGGTCTGACCATTTACAACCTATTGAAACAACACCCGGCAACGGTGACGACCTATATTGACGGGCTGGCAGCCAGTATTGCGTCGGTCATAGCGCTGGCTGGTGACAGGGTGATCATGGCAGACAATGCGCTTTTTATGATCCATCAGCCGTCGGGGGCGGTGGTTGGCACGGCAAGTGACATGAGGGACTTTGCAGACACGCTTGATAAGGTGAGTGGGGCAATGTTGACGACATACACAGGCAAAACGGGCAGAGAAGAAGAAGAAATAACTGGCTGGCTTGACGCGGAGACATGGTTTTCAGCGGCAGAGGCTTTAGACTATGGCTTCATTGACGAGGTGGCTGGACAAGTGGACATGGCGGCGTGTGCTAAGTTTGTGCCGTCGCTGCGTGAGGCGGGAATAAAGAAAATACCTGCCGAAATAACTGGCGCGAAAGAGACTCACACTGCAAGAGAGATTGAGCGCATCCTTCGGGATGGGGGCGTTTCGTCTGGTCTTGCAAAGGCTATTGTGGCAGGCGGCTTTAAAGACGGCCAGCAGCGGGATGTTGCGGTCGTCGAAAGCGAGCAACGGGATGTTGCCGCGGTCGAACCTGAACCATTGAGCCGGGCTGCTGAGCTTATACGCGCTGGTGAAATTAAATTTTTAGAAAGAAAATAGGAGGAGATATGCGGACATTAGAACAGTATCGAGAGGATGTTGCTAAGCTGCTTGAGCAGGCGGGCAATATCCGGGCGAAAGCGGAAAACCAGAACCGTGATTTGACGGCGGAAGAAGTGTCGCACATAGGCGATGTAAATGAGGAAGTGAAGCGTTTGCAGGGCATGATTGATGTGTTGGCTGAAACTGACGGACTTGTGGCAGCGGTAAAAGAAACGCCTGCGCCCCAGGCACAGCCTCAGACCATGCCGAAAGCAAGAGTTCAGTTTGTGGCTGATAACGGCAAAAAAGAGCGCTTTGCTTCATTGGGTGAGCAGCTTGTGGCCACTATCAGAGCAGCGCAGCCGGGCGGGAAGATTGATCCGCGTTTGTTTACAGCGGCGGCAACTGGCCTCAATGAAACCACACCGGCGGATGGTGGATTCCTTGTGCAAACCGACTTTTCCAACGATTTGCTGCAACAGGTATTTGAAACCGGAATCCTTGCGCCGCGCTGCCGACGTTACACTATTTCAAGCGGCTCCAACGCGATGACTATTAATGGCGTCGATGAAACTAGTCGTGCATCCACTCGGTCGGGGGGCGTGCTTGGTTACTGGATTGACGAAGCGCAGGAGAAAACGGCTACAAAGCCTAAATTCAGACAGATCGAGCTTAAACTCAAAAAACTGATTGGCCTTTGTTACGCGACTGATGAGCTTCTAAATGACGCTTCGGCGCTGGAGGCTTTTATCCGGTCGGCGTTTGCGGCAGAGTTTGGTTTCCTGCTTGATGATGCCATTATTCGCGGGACTGGCGGGGCGCAGCCGCTTGGTATCCTAAACGCTGGATGTCTTGTGTCTGTGGCGAAGCAAGCCGGGCAGAAGGCTTCAACGATTATGTGGGAAAATGTCGTTGACATGTATGCGCGTATGTTTCCGCAGAGCCGCACAAATGCAGTGTGGTTGATTAACCAGCAGGCAGAGGCGCAGCTAATGACGATGGCGATGAGCGTCGGGACTGGTGGAGTGCCGGTGTATATGCCTGCGGGCGGTGCTTCGGCAGCTCCTTATGCGACGCTGTTTGGCAGGCCGGTGATCGCCATTGAACAGTGCAGCGCGTTGGGTGATGTTGGCGACATTATCTTTGCTGACCTGAACGGTTATATCCTCGCGGAAAAGGGCGGCATTGATTCGGCTATGTCAATTCACGTGCGTTTTGACTACGACGAAAGCGTTTTCAGGTTTGTGATGAGGGTTGACGGCCAGCCGGAGCGCGCGACTGCTTTGACGCCTTACAAGGGCGGCGCAGGAGCTTCTTTGAGCCACTTTGTCACTCTGGCGGAAAGGAAATAAGGAGGTGAGAAAATGTTAGCAGAAAATGTAAAAGTTATTACCGTTTATTCGGATCAGGATTTGAGCGCGGCGGCGACGATGCCCGGCACATCTATTGATATGTCACTTTACCATGACTGCCTGTTTGTCGTGGGGCTGCAAACACTTGGCGGGGCGAACCCGGACTTCACGGTTTATGCTGGTGCGACTTCCGGCGCGACAACGGCAAAAATTCCGTTCAAATATGCGCTTGCAACAGGGGCTTTCGGCGGGGCCGGGGCATCGGATTATAGTGCGTGGACAACGAAAGATCCGGCTGGAAATGTTACGCTGGCGCATGCAAGCGATGACAATAAGACGCTGCTTATTAGCGTGGACGCCAAAAGCATGGGCGGTTATCGTTACCTGACGCTGCAATTTGAGGACACGCCGACAGGTTCAACGGGCAATGTTCAGGCGCACGCCATTTTGACGCCGCGATATAAAGCAGGCGTTGATAAGGCTTAAGGGGGTGGGAATATGGCTAATTACAATGTTTCCACACAGGAGGCGCTTGCTAACATTAACCGGGGCATGCGAGTGACGAAAGCTGCTTCTTCGCTTGCGGCAACAAAGGATGTTGACCTGTTTCTGGTGAAGGGCGGTGCCGTGGCGGTGCTGGGCCTGGTCGGAGTGTGTGACGGCGCGATGCAGGCGTCGGCAACCACTTTGCTGATCAAATGCACGCCGGAGGCCGGCACCGGAACTGCGTTGAGTATTGCGTCGGGATCGCTATCCGCGAAGGCGGCCAATACCATGTTGACATTGCCGGCGGCGGCTGGCAGCGCGTTGGTTATTTCAACGGGTGAAGCGGCGGCGCTTTTGACGTCGGCGCCGGTGTATTATGTCCAGCCGTGCAAAATTCAGATGACAGTTGGCGCGGCGACAAACACTCAAACGGTTACTTGGCACATTTGGTATGTGCCGATGAGCGAGGGAGCGTATATCGAAGCGGCGTAAACTAACAACATAACCGGGCGGTCCTTAACGGGGCCGCCCACTAACACCAAAAAAGGCGGTGCGAAAATGGCAGTAACAGCAATTACAACAATTAAGCGCTTCATTGGGCTTTCCACGGACACAAAGCCTTCGGGGGCTACGGTTCCAACCGGTTCGACATTCTTAGAATACGACACACAGCAGCTATATATAACTCCTGACGACGGCACGGTATGGACGCTAAAGAGCCTGCCGGAGGGTTATGGCGTTGAAACGACGACCATAAACTTGAAACAGGTGGCTGCCAGTTATGACCTGTTTGAGGTCAAGGGGAAGGACTGCATGATCGACGGGCTGGTGTTTATTATTCCGGCGGACTTGTCGGGCGAGGCGGCTTTGACGTCGGTTTCGATCCAGTCAACGGACGACACGCCGGTAGTTTTCCTATCGGCGGCTGCTGGGGCTGTGGCGAACCTTGACGCGGCAGGCAAGCATTTTGTTTATCGCGGTCCTGATGTGGTGGCAAAAGACAAAAAGATACAGTTGACTATTGCCGGCGGTGCGACGGCGGCGGATCAGGTCTGTTCGGTATATGTTTTATATAGGCCGGTTGGTTCTGGCGGTTACTTGGAGGTGTCGTAACCATGAAAAGAGTATGGTTGATCATTATTAGCGTGATATTGTTGGCTGGCGTATGTTGGGCGGCAGATAAACCTGTTTCACAGTTACCAGCTACGGAAAATATTAAGAACGAAGATTTGTTTTTAGTGAGTCAATATAATGCTGGGAACTATTTCAGCCGACACATAACATTTGCGAATCTTAAGAAAAAGCTGGATGAGCTTTATCAGGCGATCGGCGGCGGCGGCGGTGAGGGGATAGCCGTATCTGATATTTACACAGGCACAATCAATGATGGCGACCTGACCAAATATGACCAATCTACTGGGAAGCTAAAGAGTGCCGGTGCTGCGGTAGCATATACTCCACCTGCGTTAAAGGCTCCTCTTTGTGGGGCGGAGGGTGCTGGTGTCGGAGCTTGTGCTAATCTTACAGATACCGTTATTCCGGCGACTGGCACGATGACTGGCGGCAAGTGGTGTACTTTCATTGAGAATGTTGGGATTGTTTGTGATAGTGACGCGCCTCAAGGCGGTGGAAATGGTATCGAATACACGCCTCCCGAAGACCCAGCACCTTTGTGTAGTGACATTACTGGAGCCATCGTTGCCTGCGTAAATCTGAAAGACGAAGACCTCGCTGAAATAGAAGGATCATCTGATGACCTGGGGGTTAAGATTGTAACCATCTCAGAAGACCCTGAAGCCGTGATTGAGTGCGAAGGAAAAGACAGAACCTATATTGTGGACGTAGAAGCAGACCTGATTTTCCAGCTTCCCGCTGATCCGTCAGGCAGAAGATACTGTTTCGGAAACAATGACTATGCTACGAAAATCTCGATAGTGCCTGATGGTACAGATACTATTCGGCACGCAGGAGACGTTACCGACTCTGAGGGAGATAACGGCCTTGTTTCTACCGGCGACGAATCAGAATTTATTTGCCTGCTTGGTTTAAGCTCCAGCAAGTGGCGTACGATTTCGTATCTGGGGACGTGGACGATTGATGAGGTTGAGCTCCCGAGCGAACCTGAAGAACCACCGCCCACTGGTGACTGCACAACCCCGACAGGTAATGTGGTTACTGAGTCCTTTGGGGATGACTCAACACTTTGTTGGACTGATGGGCCGTCAACTTGTAATAATACGTGGACAGTTGTTGGAGGCACTCCTGCGATTGCAGCCGTCCCCGAAGGTGCGCCTGAAAATACAGCATGTGACAATGGACTAAATCTTGTAAGAACTGACGAAAGTGTCTATTTGCGGCATGATTTAGGGGTTGGTAGTATTACAAATAAGGATGTAGATATAAACTTTTCACTCTATATAAACTCTTCAACGTTGCCTGCATGGAATAGAGTTCTGATTGCTGCGCTCAACGACACGCCTGCCCCTATGATTGGGGGGAATTCCGACTTCAATTTCTCTCTATACAGATACACTGGGTCTGCTGGACCTGCAAATGCTATCATAGTCCATTCCGTATCTGACGACTCAAGTTGCTTTCTTGAGGGCATAGTTGAGGACACTTGGTACGATGTTACCATCTCTTTAGACGGAGCCAATGGCACAGATGCATCGTCACTGAGTATAGGGACTGGTGCAGGACAGTCTTGCTCGTTTACAGGGCGCACTACTAACGGTAGGTATTTATGGTTTGGTATACACTCAGAAGTGGCCGACTTCTATGTCGGCAACGCAAGAGTTAGTGCTTCAGGAGGTGAGTAATGAGAAAGTCACTTCTGCCCATACTAATTGTACTGTTCGCTGTTGAGGCACATGCCGCCTGTGGTGGTAGCAGTCCTAATCTGATAGCTGCCGACGCTTCGCGAACAGAGGTTGCTGCGTGTGTTACTGCGGCGGCTCAAAGTGGTGATACCATAACAATCCCCGCAGGTTCTGCTTCGTGGGCTTCTCCAATAGCTGTTGGGTCGAAGTCTATTAACTTTGTTGGAGCTGGCATAGACAACACTGTGATAACACTCACTGGCAGTGGGTACACCCTGATTAACATGGGCGACAGCACCACCAAAATATCGGACATGACCTTTATTGACGGAGGGATCTTAATAGATGGTAAGAACTTTGTCATTGCGCGTATGAAGTTTGTAAATTCCGTTCAAGGTGGGACCTGGCGACTCGTGGAAGTGCATGGGGTTCATGGTTATCACCCTTATGGAGTTATCCACTCATGCATATTCGAGAACGCCACAATAGCGATGGCCTCGCTGTACGATACCCTTGATAACATGGGGCCGACCTGGGCCTTGCAGTATCCCCTTGGTGACCCTAGAAACGTCGTGTATATAGAGGGCAATACATTCACCAAGACGCATACTGGCGTCATGAACGTCATTGATGGCAGGTTTAGTGCAAGGCATGTTATGAGATTCAACAATATAATGAGCGCATCTACTGCTGGAGATATTTCACTATACATCGAGGCGCACTCCATACAAAACGAAACCTGCCTTCGTGGGTACATGAGATGGGAGAATTATAACAATATAATCTCCACCGCAGCAAACCCTACATTCACATCTATGTTTATCAGGGCTGGCACGGGCATAATCGCTAATAACGTTATAACCGGACCGTTTAGCAACGGAATTATCTTTGACAACGTGAGGAGCTTTCAGAGCGACGCTCCCACTTTTGTTTGCGGAGCATGTGACGGGACGTCGGCTTGGGATGGGAATGAAGGTGTCGGTGCTGAGGCTGGTTATCCATGTCGCGACCAGATAGGTAGGGGATATGACTTAACTGCGTTTACACATGACCCTCCATCTCAGTATAATCAAGTTCTTATGCCAGCTTATGTCTGGGGTAATACTCTCAATGGTAACAGAACGGTAGTTTATGTCCACAACAACTGTGGAAAACACATTAAACCAAACAGAGATTACTATGAGGAGGGTGCTTCATTCAATGGCACATCAGGAGTCGGCAGAGGTCTTCTCGCAGCTCGTCCTGCAACATGCACTCTAAACACGGCCTATTTTGCAACAGACGTAGGGCCTATGGGAACGCTGTATCAGTGCTCCCAGACCAATACATGGACAAAGCACTTCGAGCCCTACACTTGCCCCCATCCGTTGGCTGACCCTGAAGGAGAATATCACTGCGATATGACTGTCGCTGGAGTTGCTGGATACGGTATGCAGGGCGCACCAGACCCCGGAGAACCCGACCCCGACCCTGACCCAGACCCAGAAGACCCCGACCCCGAACCAACAGGCTCAATTTTACCTTGGGTTATAACTGGAGGTTGATATGCCTGAATACTTGATTCACACTTTTATTACCTTACTTGTCATGCCGATAATCATGTTCTTCTTCGTGCGTCTTGTGAACAGGGCTGACCACCATAAGGACAAAGAGGAAACACAATGGCGGAAGCAGGTTATGAGCAGATTTGAGGCGATAGAAAACAAATTGAGCAGTTACTGCAACCAGAACAGGCATGAACACGAACAGCTCTATGATATGGCGCATGCTAATTCAGCCAATATCAAAGCTATTCAAACCGTGCAACGCAAGCAGGGATGCGACGGGCCAAATGTTCAATAGGTGAGGATAATATGTCTGATATTATTTTAAGCGAAGAACTGGATGGTGCAATCCTTCACGAGGAAGGTGATGTGCTGCTTCAAGAAATATATAGTGCCGGGCCGGGAATTGTAATGCAGCCGGTTATTGAGCCAGTTAGCCTTGACGAAATGAAAAAACACCTGCGTGTAGATATAGACGACGATGATGAGTTGATTCAGGCGATGATAACGGCGGCACGAACGCACATTGAAAACATAACCAGACGCGCTTTCCTTACTCAAACCTGGGACAAGTGTTTGCAGTCATGGCCGGCGGCTAATTTTATAAAACTTCCATATGGTAATTTGCAGTCTGTCACTTTTATAAAATGGATTGATGCTGACGGCATTGAAAATATAATAGATGAAAAAGACTACATTGTAGAGCGTAACGGCGCGTTGGTTGGCAGGATAGTGTTGCCGGCGGGCAAAGGCTGGCCTAGCGGAAGTTTAAGCGCTTCAAATCCGATAACGATTCGTTTCACTTGCGGATGGGTGACGCCGATCCTTGTGCCTGGGCCGATCAAGAGTGCCATTAAGTTATTTTGTGCGGACTTATACGAACGGCGTGGTGATGCGGTTATTGGCGGCGCTGTATATGAAAATAAAACAATGGGCGTTTTGCTGCCGAGTTACAAACTTTGGGATGGTATGTGATGCGGATCGGGGCAATGGACAGGCGCGTTACTTTTCAGCGCAAAACGGTAACAACTGATTCCTTCGGCGAAGAAATTGAAACATGGGCTAACTTTGTGACGGTATGGGCACAGGTGAGGGCGATAAGGGGCATGGAATATTTCACGGCAAGTCAGACAGTGGCGAACGTGGACACTAGATTTACCATTAGACACCGCAATGATGTTACGCCTTTAGAACGTATTACATATAAAGAAAAGGTGTATGACATAAAGGCGGTTGTGCCTTTGGGACGTAACGAGGCACTGGAAATATACGCAACAGCGAGGGCGGAATAATGTCAACTTTTAAGACTGCTTTTGAATTTCGGCTTGAGGGGCTTGAGGATTTGCTTGAGGCGCTGGAAATGCTGCCGACGGTTGCAATGCAGAAAACGGCGGTGCGAAACGCGATGAAAAAGGCGCTTGAGCCGGTCGCGGATGGTTACAGGTCAAAACTGCCGTGGGCGCTGAAGCCGAAGAAATACTCGAAAAGTAAGCATTTACGGGATTCGGTAACGGTGACGTCGGCGCTTAAAAAGTCACAGCGGGCGGAGGCAATACGGGCCCGGCCTGACTCGGTTGTCATGTATGTGGGATCGACGGCGCCGCATGCACATTTACTTGAGTTTGGCACGAAGGAACGATGGCACAAGAAGAAGGTAAAAACGTTGCTGGGCAGTAAGTGGGTTGAAACTGAATACACTGGGCGCGTCACACCACGGCCTTTTTTGAGAAATGCCTGGGATGCGTCAAAACATGAGATCATTCCGATATTTGCGGCGGAAATGAAAAAGAACCTTGAGCGGGCGGCGCGAAATTTAGCGCGGAGGGCGGCGAAAGGAACATTGACGCAGAAACAGATCGAGGGGTTGCTTGAATGATAGCGGACGCATTAAGGGCGGCGCTTGTGGCCGATGCTGGTGTTAAGGCGATAACTACAAGGTGTTATCCAGTTAAACAGCCGCAAAAGCCGACTTATCCATTGATACTGTATATGCAGGTGAGCGGGTGGAGGGAACAGACGCTAACTGGGCCGGCAGGGCAGGGGAGGCCACGTTTTCAGGTGGAGGCCTGGGCGGAAACATATGAAGGTGTGCAAGTGCTATCCGAAGCGATAAAAACAGCTTTGGACGGCAAGTTGTTGGTGGGGGCTGGTAAAAGCTTTCGCGCTATGTATTTGACAGCGCAAGACGTTTATGAGCCGGACGTTAATGTGTTTTATCAACCACTTGACTTTAGCTTGTGGTATGACTTTTAAGGAGGAGTAGGGAAATGGCAATACCATCACAGGGAACAATTTTAGAAATTGCAGGAGCAGGCGGAGGCGCAAAGAATGTTTCGGCTATTGCGGTTGGTTATCCGACCATATTGACTTCGGCGGCTCATGGTTTGAAGCGTGGCGATGTCGTGACTTTGTCGGACTTTACCGGTGCACACGCCGCAGACTTGAATGGGAAAGTTGTGGTTATTCAATACGTCACGACTGGCACGGTTGCGGTAGGTATAAATACGACTGGCCGGACGATCAACGGCGACGGCAAGATCACTGCGGCTACATGGACTGGCGTGGGCGAGATCGTGGACATGGATCGGGCTGGCGGAACCAGAAGCGAAATTGACGTATCACACCTTGAAAGCACGTCTAAAGAGTTTTTGGCGGGACTTCGTGACAGCGGCAGCTATACTTTCAGCATGAACTGGCTGTTTGGTGACGCGGGGCAGGCTGCGGTTCTAGCAGCGGAAGGATCGGACGATCCGGCGACATTTAAGGTTACATATCCAAGCAATGACACATTGACGTTTGATGGTTATGTGACGTCGGTGAGTGGCCCTAGCCTGGGTGTTGACGACAAGTTAAGCGGCAGCGTTACGATCAGGATTAGCGGTGACCTTACATGGGCGTGATGGGCGTGAAATACGTCACGATCGACGGTGAGAGGCTGGAACTGCGGTTCACTTGGAAGGCGTTGGCGACTATAGAGCAGGAATTTGGCGATAATCCAAACCTGTTCGATGCGTCAGTTTTGGCGCGGTTTTTGGAGTTGGGGATCAAACGTCCGGAGTGGACTGCGGACAGGATCACGGCCTTATCACCGCCCATGTTGCCGATGGTGAAAGCGGTGCAGGAGGCAATCCAGTTTGCTTATTTTGGCAATGAAGGGCAAACAGGTAATGAGGCGGAAAAAAAAAGCCGCCGCCGGGCGGATGGGTGGCTGCGGCGTATGTTCGGGCTGTCAGAGCAGGATTGAGTCCTGTTGAATTTTGGCAGTTAACGCCTTATTTGACGCGGTTGGCGGTAACGGCGCTTGACGATAAAGCGGTGACGGACGCCTGGCTTGTGGCTGCAATGAGCAGACAGAAAAAACTGCAAAGGCTTGAGGAATTGACGTCAAAGCCTCGTAAAGCGCCGCCAAAAGATTTACAGGCAAAAATGAGATTGTTACTCGGAGGCAAAGCATAAATGGCTCAACCGATAGGTGCATTGCGTGCTGAAATGTCGGCTGGCTGGGGCCAGTTTAGAAACGATTTTATGCAGGCAAAAAAGGCCGTGCAGGACAGCGCGGCAGGCATGAAAAAGGCCATGTCCGGGGCGCAGGCAAGTTTTGAAAAGGTCGGCACGGCGATCAAGGCGATGTCGGCGCTTGCTATTACCGCGGGCGTCGCGCTAGGGGCAATGATCAAAGGGCAGATCGACGCGGCAGATAAGGCGCAAAAAACAGCGCAGGCCATTGGTATGACCGTTGACAAATTAACAGCACTTCAATATGCGGCTGATTTGTCTGGTATATCGCAGGAGCAATTAACGACGGCATTGACGATCACGGCGAAAAATGCAGCATTGGCTGCGGAGGGGACGGGATCTGCGGCAGATGCTTATGCGGAGCTTGGTATATCGGTTAAGGACGCGGACGGCAAAATGAAGGCGTCGAACGTGTTAATTGACGAGGTTGCGGACAATTTTGCTAAAATGCCGGACGGCGTCAAAAAGACATCATTGGCTGTTCAATTATTCGGCAGGCAGGGCGCGGCGATGATACCGCTTTTAAATAGTGGCGCGGCTGGCATAAAAGAGCTGACTGACGAAGCTGCCAAGTTTGGACTGGTGCTGGATACCGAAACGGCAAGGAAGGCTGAGCGCTTCAGCGATAACTTAGCCCGGCTGAAAGGCGTGCAACAGGGGATTGTCATCAGCCTGACGCGGGAATTACTGCCGACGCTGGAAGTCTTCACCGATCGGCTGATTGATTCCGCGAAAGAAACCGATGGCTTTTCCGGCGCGGCTAAACTGCTCAATGGCGCGTTAAAGGTGCTTATCTCCACAGGCGCTTCCATTGCTTCAATTTTTAAACTTGTCGGCACTGCTTTAGGCGGGGCAGGTGCGCTGGCGGCAGGATTCTTTGACGCTTTACGCGGCAAGTCTTCATTTAGTGATTTAAACCAGTTACGCAAAGAAATAAAAAGCGATTTGTCCGCAATAGTCAGCAACATGGAAAAAGACGTAGAGCAGATCATGGGTGCATCGTCCGGCAAGATGAAAGGGGCGGCGGAAAAAGCAGGACGAAAGGCGGGCGAAGGCTTCGTCGAAGGGCTGGCCGCCGGCGTGGATGACAGGCTCGGGAAGCGTGGCGCGGATGCCATAGCGTCAATGGTGCGCGAAATTGCGCTACTGGGCAAGAAAACAGAGCTTGAGCAAACGCTGTGGGAAATAGAATCAGGCAAGTACGCGGACTTGCTGCCGAAGGACAGACAGCGCCTTGAGATGCTGGCGCGTGAACTCGCACAGAACAAAGAAATCATAAAGGGCCGCGAAGACGCCGTTGAGCAGTTGAAAAAAGAAGTCGATGAAGGTGTAAGGCTGACGGATGAAATCATCAAGAAAATAGAGGCGTTACAGCGCGAAGCGGATACCTTCGGCATGACGGCAGATGAAGTCAGGCTATATGACTTGGCCCTGAAAGGAGCGTCTGCGGCACAACTAGAACACGCGTCTGTTTTGATGCAGGAGCTGAAAGTCAGAGAGCAAGTCGCTGAAGTATTAAATACCATTCGCACGCCGATGGAAGACTATATTGCAAGGGTGCGGATGCTTTCAGATTTGCTGGCTGTCGGGGCTATTACGCAAGATGAGTTTACCGCGGCAGTTAAAGCGGCTAAAGATGCACTGAAAGAAGCGGCTAAAGTTGAAAAAGCAGAATTTAAGACGCTAGGTGATATGATTGACAGCGTGACGTCCGATGGGGCTAATGCGATTATGGAGTTCGCCAGGACAGGCGAGTTTTCCGTGAGAAAAATGGTTGACGCCATGATCAATGACCTGCTGCGGCTGTCATTACAACAGGCAGCGACGTCATTGGCCGGCGGGCTGAAAAATGTTCTGGGGGTCGCCGTGACGGCGATCGGAGGTTTTTTAACTAGTGCAAAGGGTAATATTTTTGACATGGGGGATGTGGTGCCGTTCGCGAAGGGCGGCGTAGTTGCTAAACAGGTTATGTTTCCGATGGGCCGAGGCTTCGGCACTATGGGCGAGGCAGGCCCGGAGGCGGTGATGCCGTTGACGAGGACGGCGACCGGTGAGCTGGGTGTTAGGGCTGATGTGCGCGGCGATGGCGAGGCCCAGGCCGTGAATAATTATTTTGTTATCAATTCGCCGGACGCGGAAGGCTTTGACAGATTATGCCAGCGAAACGCGGTGAGTATTGTGCGGGCTACAAATTCAGCGCTTGAAAAGAACGTGGGCCGGAACCAGATGAAGGGGTTGTTAAGTGGCTAAATATCCTGAAACTCCAATACCGCAATATCCATACGAAACCATACAGGTGTGGCGCAACATGGTGTCACAGTTTGACGGTGGGCAGGAACAGCGGCGGCGCAAGGGGACATTCCCGACATACGATGTTGTGTTGACTTATAACGGCTTGACGCGGGCGGACATTGATAAGCTTTGGAATTTTTACCAGGACCGCGAAGGCGCCTTTCGTGAGTTTTACTTTTTCACTCCGATCAATGAAAGCCATAAAGGGTTATTTGTGGCGGTCGCGGACGGGACGAAAGACACGTTTGACTTGCCGGGGATTATCGCCGGCGTAACGGTGGTTTATGTTGACGGCATATCAACGGCGGTCAATTTCCTGACCGGCGGAGGTGACGATGGTGCGGATCGCTGCGAGTTTGACGACCCGCCGGACGAAGGGGCGGTCATATCATGTGACCTGTTTGGCAGGCAGAGAATAAGATGCCGGTTCGCAGAGGACAATTTATCGCGGGAATTGTTTGTGCGGCGCGTATATCGGACGGGCATTAAGCTTAAGGGGTTGAAGGGTTGAGGGCACTATCACCTGATTTTTTAAAAGCTTTGCGTGGAGACAGGCTGTCGTTTTTCTTTTTATTGCGACTTGGCCTGGATACGCCGTTGTGCTTCACGGACGCGGATCACGAGGTTTATTATGATGACGAAAAATATCTCCCGGTAGGTTTCAAGTTTGACTCAATTCAGGGCGGCGCCGGGCTAGCCGTTGACACTTTATCCATAAATATTGACGACACGAACCAGGTGATGACAAGCAGTCTTTTAAATCAGGACGCACGCAATAAATGGGCGTCTATCCACATGGGAGTCGTCACGGAGACCGACGTCGAAATTGATGGAGAAACACACGTCCAGACAGGGCGCACCTATCAACTGCTGTTCAGGGGTATTATCGGCGGTTGGGAATTGACCGGCGACAACATGGTAAAGGTTGACTTAACAAATGAAATGATATTGTGGAACAAAAAACCTTTACGCTTGCAGTCAACGGCTTGTCCGTGGAGTTACCGAGGCAAGGAATGTGGTTACAAAGGCGGAATGAGTGTCTGTGACAAGACATACGAAGCGTGCAAACTGCGGCATAACGAAGCAAACTTCGGCGGCGATAGGTTCTTAGCGGCAACGATGGTCAAGTCTGTATGGTGGGGGAGGACGCAGGTGTGGCCGGTGGCGTGAAAATAGCCGAGGTGTTTTCAAAGTATATCGGTATGCCTCACAAACATGGCGGGAAAGGTGATGGCGGCATAGGCTGTCTTTATTTCGTTTATGATATTTTAAAAGCACTGGGAAAAGCGGACAATCTTATACTGGAAGTGGACGGAGTGAACCTTGACAATTATGAAGAATTTGCCGCCACTTCAAGTCAAAGGCAGATACGGGACAAGCTTGTTAAGGCGTTTGCTTTACAGGGTGATGAAGTATCAAGACCTAAAATCGGTGACTTGCTTGTGTTGCAGAACGAAATTGGAGAATATTTTCCGGCAGTATATATCGGTGGTGGTAACGTGGCAAGCAGTTTTTATAATTGCGGTGTTCAGGCGGCTCCTATGAGAATGTTTTATGTCATTTCAATTCGGAGAGTCAAATAATGCCCAGTGAATTAGGGATGTTTTTAGTATATGCAGGAGTGGTGATTGCTGATTTTGTAATAGCCAATGCTCCGACCATTGCTACTGTAGCATTGGCTATTGCTTCGGCCGGTGCAAGTTATTTGATGTCAGGAAAGACTCCAAGTCAACCTATGCAACAGACAGGCTGGCAAATAAACCTATGCAGTAACGTCGCACCCATGCCGCTAATATATGGCCGTTGTCGTGTCGGTATTAATAGAGTCTATACCGGGACAAGTTATATAGGTAATCTCGTGCTGCATGTTATTGGCAATATTGCGCAAGGGCCGATTGAGGGCATTGTTGAAGAAGATGGGGTTGAACAGGTTTTTTTGGACGACAACTTGCATACTAAATATAAAAGGCTTGCAACATATGAATTTTATAACGGCACGCCGAATCAGGACGTGTGCGGCATGAAAAGCTCTATCGCGGAATGGGACGACCCGAAGCACTATACTGCTTATATTTGGATGAAGCTTATATTCGATGAGAATGTTTTCTCAGGTTTGCCTAACATAAGTTTAGTGGTTGACGGCAAAAACGACATTTTTGACCCGCGTGATGGCGGTTCAGTTGGTTACACTCGTAACCCGGCACTCATAGCAAGAGATTTTATTATTAATGTCATGGGCATAGACGCTTTAAGAGTTGATGATGCTTCTGTCGAGGAAGCCGCCGATTACTGCGATGATAAAGGATGGACTTGCGATTATTGCTTTAACGCAGATGAGCGAGCAGTTGATATGCTTGAACGCATACTGTCAACCTTTAGAGGTGCTTTGCTTTTCTCGGAGGATACATACAAGATAAAGTTCCGTGACTTGAATTATGAAACTCCGGTGATGGAAATAGACGAAAGTCTTGTAATAGAACAGAGCGGTGCGACGACTTTATCAATCCGACAGCCGTCTATATTCGACACGCCTAATGCCGTTAGAATGAGGTGGACTAATCCGGGCAAGCTATACACGGACGACGATTATCAACTGGCCGATTTGGAGGCACAGACAAGGGACGGATATGTGAAGGAACATCAAATTGACGTGCCTGCGATTACTTCGACGGATAACGTGATGAAGATGGCGAATTATTTTCTTGAACGCTTGCAGATAAATAAGACAGCATCTTTGCACTCGCACTCGCAGACAATGCTGCTGGAGCCGCATGACTTGATATGGTTGACACATTCACGTCCAGGTTGGCACAAGAAAATCATGCGGATCACCGGATCGTCGCTTGCAAACGACGGTGTTGTCACCTTGTCACTTGAGGAAGAACTGACGCAGTTCTACGACGACACTTATGAGATTGCGCCGGAGGTGTTCTACGATACCGTTCTCCCGGGGCCGGGGCAGGAAGTCCCGCAGGCGGCAAATGTTACCATAACAGAACAGCAATATGATTACCGTGGGCGGACTTTTACGCGGCTGCTCGTCAATTACGAAATACCGGGTGACTATGGTTGGGTTGACTACTGCGAAGCGTGGCTGAAAATAGGCGAGGACGGAGAATGGAAATATATGACGATGAGCAAGGACAATTACGTCATTGATCCGGTTGAGGAAGGTCAGACCTATTATGCTAGGATAGTGCCGGTTTCGATATGGGGTTCAAAGGCGGATATGGACAATGCGGCTATTGCTTCGCACGTTGTATCAGGAGCAACGGGTGTGCCGCCGGACGTAACTGGATTAACGGCTATTGCCTCGGGTGACAGCGTAAGTATCTTCGCAAACGAGATTGCAAGCCCTGATATATTCGGTTACGAAGTGCGGTCAGGCGAGTCATGGACTGGCGGGGCGATGGTCGGGCAAAATGAGACGCCGAACATTAGACTTGTCGGGGTAAGGCCCGGATTGCTCACTCTATGGATTAAAGCGATAACAAACGCCGGTGTTTATTCAGCAAATGCGACCGGCACGCAGGTGACTGTCTTCGGCCCCGCACATTACAGCATTATTGACTCGTGGTATTGGGACTATGATGATATTGGAACTCACGACAATACAGAACATGGAACTGTTAGCGGCGAAGATTGTTTGAAATGCAGTCATACCGGCGGAGTATTGGCCGGCACATGGACTTCGCCTGTTTATGACCTCGGCGAAATAATCACGGCACGAATATGGGGTGACTTCCGAATTGAAACGGTTGCCGGGGCGATGGATTGGGCAACGGTATTTGGAGCGGCGGATAAATGGGGTGATAAGCTGGCCGGAACGACGAGATGGTTTCAGGCCTGGGCGCCGGAAGTTGTAGGCGGTGTCAAGGCAAAATTGATCTATGGTGAAACGTCGCCGCCACTTAATGAGATCACCGGTTTCGAGCTGGCGGCACCGGAAGTGTCTGCCAGGTATGTTCAGGTTGAATTTACGATCACCGACCCAAACGACGGGACGCATATGTGCGTCAAGACTCTTAACATGACGGCGGCTTATTGGAGTTAAGAAAATGGCTTTGAAATTAGAATGTGTGAATGTAGTCCCGCAAGGGAAGATTTATGTCGCGTATGTTCAGTTGATGGACGGCGACACTGTTATTGCGAAGACGGCATTGCCTTATGACCCGGATGATAAAGAATTTGGCGATAAGGCGGCGCGAAAGTTTAAATCAAGGGTTAATACATGGCTTGAAGAAAAAACGCGCCTAGACGCAGTGCAACGCGAAATAGACGATGTTTTAAAAGACGTTAAGCTGGGCGGCAAGGAGGGATAAGACATGGCATGGACTGATAACATACCGGCATGGGGGAATCAGGTGTCCGACGACGTGGGAAAGATAAAAGATAACTTCACCGAGATTAAAAAGTCATTCGCAGGAACAAGTGCACCGGCAAATCCACAGCCGGGCCAGATATGGCTGGACACGGACAACCATTTATTGAAAATACGAAACGAAGCAAACAATGCGTGGTATAGCGTATGGGATATGGCAAGCAATAAACCTGTTCTGTCGAGTCTGTCAGGTGATATTACCGGTGCGATGATTGCGGCGGCGATAAAAGATGCGGCGGCAGGAACGGCGTCATTGAGGACTTTAGGAACTGGTGCGACACAGGCGATGCCCGGTAATGCGACAGCTGTTCCGGCATCTGCTATTGCAGGTGACTATTTTATCATTGGAGCCGATACGGAGAGGGACAAAAGCGGCACGGCGAAAACGAAGATAAAGGAAATTATTATGCCAAGGCCCGGCACGTTTAGAATTAAATTTGACTTGTTACGGTGGACGGGAACGATGAGCGGGCAAATATATCGTAACGGCGATGCGGTCGGGACACAAAGGGACAAAAGTTCAGGCGATTACACTGACTACACAACATATTCAGAGGATATATCAGGTTGGACGACCGGCGATTTGTGTCAGTTGTATTGCTGGTGCAACAATGCGGCGAGTAGCGGGCGCGTGCAGAACTTTAGAATTTATGAAGGCAACGTATATTGCCGGGCTCATGTTGTTC